GAAAGGTTGCCATGATCAGCCACAGCGCCCGCTTCAATACCATCAAGTTTCGTGCCGTCAGTAGCAACATCACGACCGTCAACCGTGCCAGACACCGCAATATTACCAACAACGTCTAATGCCTCAGTAGGGCTGGTTGTGCCAACACCGACACGGTTATTTGCCCCGTCAACATGAAGAGTGTTGGTGTCTACGGTAAATCCTTGTCCAACAGTTAACAGTTGTTCAACATGCGCTCCACCAAAAACGTCCAGTGAAACAGTAGGATTAGTTTTATTAATACCCACACGGTTATTAGCTGTATCGGCAGTAACAACATCCGTAAGATCATTAATAGACGTATTCATATCTTGAATAGAAGTAGCATCTAAAACATGATCAACCTTAGCCCCGCTAGAATGCGTAGTAGCAGTAGTCCCATCATAACCACGCTGACTAACCGTCAAAGTATTTGAAGATCTTGACGTAATAAGCACTTTCTCCTCAGAAGCAGTGCCTCTATCAATAACAATCACAAAAGGGCTGGTCGAACCAGCTGGGAACGTGCTTCCATCAGTAAGAGAAATAGATGTGTCAGTACTAGTCAAAGAACCCGTAGTTGTTGTTTCAACTACACTACCTAAAAACTCTCTTCTCGCCATTCTTTACCTCAATCAGTCAATACTAATATCAAGATCGCCAGCAGCAATTCTTAAAATGTCACCAGCATCAACGCTCTTGCTTGCACTTAAAGTTCCATGCACAAGCAAGTTACCACCAGTAGAAGCATCAAAAACACCGACAGCAGTCACAGTGCAAGCAGGCATGTTGCTAAAATCAATATTAGAAGTATTAGCTGTTGCACCACTAGAAGCAGCATCAAAAGCAGCTGACTGACGGGCATACGAACCACCACTGACTTCAGTGCCACCACCTGCATCAGTAGGTGCAGCAGTATAAAGGGCTACATACACAGCAGAAGGCGCTGTATAAGCAGTGGTTCCAAGGAAGTGATCCAACAAAGCATCTTCCAAATAATCGCTAAGATTTCCAGCCATTAGTTATTCTCCTTATAGTAATCTTCCAACTCTAACTGGGTTGGAAGTCTAAAATTATCCAGAGTAAGCAAGTGATCAGCCTCCTGCTCCTCAACTTGATAAATCCTGTTCTCTCTAGTGAATCGAATACCACCCTTAGTGGAATAAGCAGAGCCACTAGCAAAATAAATAAACTTTTTACCGGAAGAAGGTTGTGCAACTTTCTTTTCAGGAACAGGAGACTTTTCAGCCTTAGGAGCAGCCTTCTTAGCGGTTGTCTTTTTAGCCGCAGTCTTCTTAGCAGGAGCCTTCTTAGTAGGCTCAGGAAGATCGGACGACTTCACTACATTATCACTCATAATACCAATTCTATCATAAGTATCATTATAAAACAGAAAAGGTGGGGGATATTTCCCCCACCAATTCCGTTAGGAATGTAACTACAACAGCCCTAAGATTTAATCAGGTGCTGCGAAGCTTGACGTTCTTAGCGATGACATAGCTATCAGCATTTTCGATGTTAGCAGCCACACGCATGAACTGAGTGTACTCAATCGTGTCAGTCTTCGGCTGGAACTGGCGGTACACCGTGATGTCACGATGGAGACCAACCACACGGTTGTTCGGGAACGTAAGTTCCACATAACCGTGCGAACCAGAAGCACCAGAGTAGTCACCGGACTCAGCCTCAGGCATCAACGGAACTTCAACAAGCCCAATACCATAAGGAGCAAGACCAGTTGCACCAGCACCACCATTTGCACGCATAGCACCGTTCAAGAAGGCGAGATCGCCAGTCGTTGAGCCGGGGCTAGGAGCGCCAGCGGAAGCCTCAGTAGCCGAGTTCGGGTTCTGAAGCGAGTAGATTGCGTCCTGCACAACACCCGGGCCAGTGAAAAAACGAAGTTCGTTACGACGCTGCAAGTACTTGCTTGGAAGGTTACGCAAAACACGGTCGAAAACCGAACGTGAAACATTGTCACCAGCCTCATCAACGGTCGTACCGTTAGCGAGAGCAAGCTTCACGAAACCATCAAGTGACTTGAGAAGGGTGTTGCTTGACGAGGTATTGCCATTGATGAGAAGATCATCCATGTCATTAGCGGTCTGGCGAGCCATAACCTGAGCAAGATGATCCTCAAGCGAGGCACCCTCAATGTTGTCCTCAAGGGACTCAGTTGAAATCTCCCAATCAAGACGAAGCTTGACGCTGGAGAGAGAAACCTTCGAAAAGGTCACAGCTGCGTTGGAACCATCATCGGTTGCCTCCGTAGCCTTGCGCATAATGCGCGTACCAACCGACAACTTGTCAATATCCATGCTTGATGCACGCATACGGACAACACGGCTGTTTTGCATAAGAACAGACTGATCGACCACAAAATCGAGGAAACGATTCGACTGTTCAGCGTTGAGAAGACCGCCCGAAGCGCCACCCACAACAGAGGTGGTCACTTCGTTAGCCTTTGCTAAAATTTCTTCTTGAGTTGCCATTTAATATTCCTCCTAATCACGACTCATAGCCCAGAGCCTTGACTAGCTCTTGTGGCAGATAAATGTTGCTCCAGAAAGACTTCGGGGCTGACTTAACAAGCTCATCCTCTCCATCTTCATCGTCCTCTGGATCGACGCTCTTCTTGACTGCACCAGAAGCGGCAAAAGCCTCCACCTTTTCAGTCTGCTCAGCAAGTGAAGCCTCTGCGGAAGCAAGCTTCTGCTCTAACTCCTCACGCTGTGCATCTGCGCTCTTAGTAACCTCTTCGATCTTAGCGTCCATTGAAGCCTCAACCTCTTCCTTAAGAGAAGCGGCGAAGTCAGTCAGCTTCTGATCAATGACCGAACCAAGAGCATCTTTCAAGATATCAATATCCATATGATCCTCCATTTGATCGTTATCCGCTTCAACCTCAGATACAGTTGAAGCTTCTTCAATTTCGACAGACTTTTGTACGTCTGCCTCTTCCTCAACCGTAAGCCAGTTGACGAATCGCTTTAACAAAGAAAGTTTATCTTCAGCAGACGTATCCATCTCTGATACCTTAGCATAATTTTCATCATTACGCAAAGATTTCTCAACCTCTTCCAAGGTTGTACCTTCTTCATTAAGAACTTGTTCCAAAATATCTTCCATTTCAGTGAACTCCTTAATAATATCATCATTACATGTTCCGCATCCGCAAGAACACGAAATTTCTTTTTCTAAGTCTGTGTCGTCATCAAATTTGCGTGTGCAATTATCTAATTGACGGACCTTTGATCTTGCCCAGACCCAACCCGGAGTACCACCCCAAAGGTTCCAAGCAATCCTTCCATTAGACGGATAACCCTTATCACCCGGATCAGCACCAGTTGCTCTTAAATCAACAGCGTGCCTTGGGAAATATCTTGCTACCTTTCTAACGAACTCTGGAGAGACAGTGCCACCCCTAGCCAGCCTTCTTGCTGACCCAAGACCAACACTTGGTCCTCCACGACCATGCTCTTTTCTTTGATTTAACCCGACCTGAGCCATTCTCTGAACTGACTTAGGAATAGTTAGGTTAATATCGTTGCAATCAATTTTTAAAATGTAATCAAGTTGATCAGTAGTGTCAAACTTAACAATATCAATAACCGCAGCTGGGTTTGCAGGATTATCTACAAGACTTAACTCACCAAGTTCATACTTCTTAATTACATTTACAGGCTTACCACGGAACATCTTTTCTGCATCAATCTGCTTGTCAAGAATTTTACCCCCGACAGAGAATGAGCGAAGTGTGCCGTCAAGGACTTTCTCCCAAGTGTCCTGAGCGCCCTTAGAAATATATGCCTCTACTTGCATAGCATTGTAGTCTTCACCATTAGCGCCTTTAACTTTAACCGGCTTGTAGCTAATAGCTTTACCTACAGCGATTGGAGCGTGCATCTCACGGATGTTTCCGGTCCAATTCTTAAATGCTTCAATAGAAGCTTCGAACTCAATAAGATCTCCAGCCTTATCAATATTGTCAGCGGTTGCAATACCGACAACAATGCGCTCTTCCCGCTTGATCATAT